TGGTGTCAGTCTTGAGCACTTTGCCGCCAGCAGTACGCCAACCAGACCAGCCGTACCGTCAGCCATTGCCACCGTCACATTTGTGTCCAATTTGTCAACAGAAACCGCATAATTAAGCCATGGCACTCATACCTCTCAAAATTCCACCAGGCGTTTACCGCAACGGCACTGAGTATCAGTCAGCGGGAAGATGGTTTGACGCAAACCTTGTCCGATGGTTTGAGAATACGCTCAGACCGATTGGCGGTTGGCGCAAGAAGTCAAATAGTCAGATGACTGGATCATGCCGTGGCTTTCTAACATGGCGCGACAATTCTGCAAATCGATGGATTGCTGCCGGTACGCATTCCAAGCTCTACGCCATGAACGAGGCAGGGACTCTCAAGGAAATTACACCATCAGGATTGACGGCAGGCATTGCTGATGCGGCCACTAAGACAGGGTATGGATACGGTCCATACGGCTCATACGCTTATGGCGTGGCGCGTCCAGATACTGGTGCAGTGACACCCGCCACCACATGGAGTCTTGACACTTGGGGCGAGTATTTGGTGGCTTGTTCTGATGCTGACGGCAAGCTCTACGAGTGGCAGTTGGGATTTGCAACGCCAACCTTGGCAGCGGTCATCACCAATGCGCCAACCGGCTGCGCGGCATTGCTCTCGACTGCCGAGCGATTCCTGTTTGCTCTGGGTGCGTCCAGCAACCCGCGTCTGGTCAAGTGGTCAGATCAAGAGGACAACACCACATGGACGGCGGCAGCCACCAATCAGGCGGGTGACTTTGAATTGCAAACTGCTGGCGCATTGAAGTGCGGCAAGCGCGTCAGAGGCATCAATCTACTGTTTACTGACATTGATGTACACACGGCTAGTTATGTCGGACTGCCATATGTCTATCAGTTTGAGAAAGCTGGATCGGGTTGTGGCGTTATTTCTAATCAAGCCGTGGCCGCCATCGACACTGCCGCCATGTGGATGAGCAAATCAGGCTTTTGGACATTCGATGGTTATGTCAAGCCTTTGCCTTGCGATGTGTCGGACTATGTATTCCAGAATTTGAACTACAACCAAGCCAGCAAAGTCTATGCTGTCCACAACAGCAAGTACGGTGAAATTTGGTGGTTTTACCCATCAAGTGCTAGTAACGAGGTTGACTCTTATGTCACATACAACTACCGTGAAAACCATTGGAATATTGGCTCTTTGGCGCGTACAGCGGGTACTGACAGGGGTGTATTCCTGAATCCTTTGATGGTGTCTACTGACGGCTACATATACGAACATGAGGTGGGCTTTGCCTATGACGGCGGCTCGGTCTATGCTGAGTCTGGACCATTTGAAATTGGCAATGGCGACAACATCATGTCGGTGCGTCAGGTGATACCGGACGAGCAGACGCTGGGCGAGGTAGCGGTCAGTTTTAAGACTCGGATGTATCCAACATCCACTGAGACAACACATGGTCCATATTCAGCGTCACAGCCAACAGATGCGCGGTTTACTGGCCGTCAAGTCAAGATCAAGTACACAGGCGATATTCTGGACGATTGGCGCGTTGGCGTTACCAGACTTGAGGCCGTGGCATCAGGTAAGCGTTGAGTGAAAATTGAGTGAAAATGGGAGGGAAAGTACCTGTATGTATTCGTGAAGATTACATCTTTTACTTGGAACTTTTTGACAATTTGCTTTGGTTTCACATTGACATCAAAAGATGGTCAGCAGAGGTTAAGAAGAATTGTGAAAAAGATTTCACTTGTCTTGATAATTTGATTGGAAAATCAATTTTTGCGTTGATACGAGAGGATGACATCAAACTTGCAAGATTTGCCAAATCATTTGGCTGGTCCGAGAAATGTCAAATAAGTTTATTGGACGGATCAAAGGCTTTTATCTATACCTCAAAGGTATAGCAAGGGGATGTTATGGGCGGTAAGGTTGGAGATGCACTCAATTGGGCTGGCGGTGAAATTAGCCAAGCCGCCAATTTTGTTGGCAACACAGTTGGCGATGTCGTTGGCGGCGTTGGTGATCTTGTTGGCGATGTCGTAGAAAGCGATTTAGGCAAAGCAGCATTGCTTGCTGGCGGTGCATACCTAGCAGCACCATATTTGCTTGGCACAGCAGGAGCAACAACGGCTGGCGCTGGTGCGGCGGGTGCTGGTACGGCTGGCGCAGCAGGCGCTGGAACGGCATTAGGAACAGGACTTACTGCTGGCGGTACTGGCCTTGGATTAGTGGCTGGTGGTGGACTTGGACTTACCGCTGGATCGGCAGGCGCATCAACTATTGGCGCTGGAATCGGCAGTAGTTTGGCGGGACTTGGCGCTGGTGCAGCAGCACTTAGCGCTGGTTCTGCACTTTCAAACGCAGGCACAGCAGTCGGTGCAATGCCAGCGGCAAATTATTCGTTAACAGGAGCAGCTCCCATGGCAAGCGTATTTGACACATTAGCGGGATATGGATCAGGCATCTTGGATTTTGCAAAAGCAAATCCACAATTGGCGGGGTCTTTACTTGGCGCTTTAGGTGGTGGTTTAAGTGCTGCAAATGCTCCAACATCACAGACAGCTACGACATCAATTGATCCACAGATTAAGGCCGAGTATTTGGCTAATCTTGAGCGTGCAAAAACAACCGCCGCCCAACTTGCGCCGAGGCAATATGCCGAGCCTGGTGAGATGTACACCAGAGCAGAAAGCCAACTCTACAACCTTGGCATGACTCCATTTGGCGCTGCTGACATTCAGCAGTTTATGAATCCATACGAAGAGCAAGTAGTGCAAAACACGCTTGCTGATATTGAGAGATCGCGTCAAATGCAGGCTTTGCAAGATGCCTCTCGCGCTACACAAGCCAGAGCTTTTGGTGGATCGCGCTACGGCGTTCAATCTGCGCTGACAAATGAGGCCGCATTGCGAGAATCTGCACGCACTGCTGGTGAATTGCGCCGAGCCGGTTACACACAAGCCGCCAACCTTGGGCTTGCGGCAAGACCCATGAACATTGCTGGGTTGCAGACTTCTTTGGGGCTTGGATCACAGCGTGATGCGTTGGCTCAAGCAAGACTTGATGCAATGCGTCTCACGCCTTTGGAGCGTTTGCAGATTACTGGTGGCGCATTGGGATTGCAGCCAGCAAGAACAGGCGAGACATCGACAACGCCTCTGTATAGCAGCACACTTGGAAGTGCGCTTTCAGGAGGATTGACAGGCGCTTATATTGGCTCATTGTTGCAACCAAGAGCATAAGGAAATAAACATGGCTGATGATTTAACAAAACCATTTGACTTTTATCAGATGAAGCCTGGCGGTGGTAGGTTCGTTTTTCCTGACATCTCTGGATTATTGTTTGGTGGCGGTGATAGTGCTCTTGATGAGTATTTGACACCAGCACAAAAACAATCCATGGGAAGACAAGCCTTATTGCAAGCTGCAATGGCTATCGGTCAGGCCAGCGGTCCAAGCACTACGCCAAGATCACTGATGCAAATTCTTGGCTCTGGCGTGCAAGCCGGACAGCAAGGCTATCAAGGCGCACAGACTAATGCCATCAATCAATTGATGACCAAGCAGAAGCTCGATGAGTACAAGCGTCAAGTGGCTGATGAGGAAGCATATCGAAATATGTTCACTCAAATGCCAACTGCTGGTGCGGCAATGACACCAGAGCAAGCGTTGTCTGTTGGCGGTGGACAAGTCGGTCCTACACCGCAACGCGCTGCAATGATTGGTCAGCCTATGCCTGCCGGTACTGCAACAACTGGCGGTATGCCTGCTTTGACGCAAGTGCAGATGGACATCTTGCGGCGTATGCCTGCCAAAGAGGGCAGAGCAGAACTCTTGAAGCTGTCTCAGCCACCAGAGATCACAGGCCAAGCATTCAAGGGTGCTGATGGCAATTACTATTACATGACCAAACAAGGTCCAATCCCAGCGTCAATTGCGCCTGCTGATTTGGGTGCTGAAGAGTTTGGTGCGCCACAGCCTCAAGTGGTTAACGGTCAAATCCAAATGGTGCAGTACAACAAGAAGGGTGATAGAAAAATCGCCACAGGCGTAATGCCATACGAGCCACAGTCACAAGATATTCGTGCTGTTGAATACATTACTGGACAACCATTGGCGGGTACAGGTCAGGTTGGTATTGCTAATGTTGGTCAGTACCGTCAGCAGATTGCGCCAAAGGTTGTCAATACTCTTGACATGACAGGCGGTCAAAAGGGTTTTGAGAATGAAATGTCGTTAAGCAAAGCATTTAAAGCAGAGCCTATCTACAAAGACTACAACGACATGAAGACCGCGTATGGTCAGGTGATTACAGCACTTGATCAAGGCACACCAATTGGTGATGTTGCTGGCGCAACCAAGGTTATGAAGTTGCTTGATCCTGGCTCTGTCGTTCGTGAGACTGAACTTGCCATTGCTATGGCGGCATCTGGAAGATTAGACCGACTGCAAAATTATTTCAGTTTGTGGGCATCTGGACAGAAACTTACACCCACACAACGCGATGACTTCAAGCAATTGTCGGCAGAGCTTTACGCGGCTGCTGGTCAGGCTTACAACCAAAAGCGTGATGAATACAAGGGTTTTGGAAGCCAGTATGGATTCAAGAATCTTGATACCGCTTTGGGCGCACCAGCCACTTTGCCATCAATTGTCAGAAAGCCACCGGCTGGTGCAGCAAAACAAAAGGTAGGCAGACTTGTAACAGACCCGAAAACTGGTGTCGTGCGGTATG